CCACTGCAGCCCACAATAAGAGTGCGGCAGAGAGGAGAAATAACCATGCGGTTAATTCCACTAGGATTGTCGTTGAACGCATAGGCTACAGCCTCCGTGCGGGTTTCGATTGCATTCATCTTCACTGGGGCGGGGGTGACGTGCATTCCATGAAACTGGAATATATCGTAACTTGAACTGTCGGAGGTCTGGCCTTTGTCTCTTCCCTTCGGATCGCCTGTAAAGCGGCAATTATACCCTCGGTAATTCTGTTCAAGGAAGCGCTTGACCTTCGGAGCGAACGTACTAGCCGGTTCGTTGAAGCCAAGGATTTCATACTGGACATAGATCCTCCCGTTTATTTCCTGTGCAAATAAGCTCGCCGGATGCACTCTGCCGAAATCAAGAGAAACCACAACGTCGTGACCAGGAACGGGACGTAACGGCTCGCGGCTAACATGGTACTCTCTCCTGAACATTGGCCAGACCGGCTGGCCATCGACCACCAACGCCACCCGGTTCATCAGCCTCGAATCGATCCACGCCTTGGTTTTCCCCTTGATCATCCGCTGGTAATAATCTGGCGGGAGGTTATGCAGGTTCTCGGCAAGTGGGTTGATGTCGTAGCCCACCGGCATTCCACGGGCGTCGAATTTCTCGATCAGGGCTGGCGGCTGCATGAGCAGGCCCCATTCAGACGGCCACTCGTATTGCGCCCGCTCGTCCTGGGATAACCCCGGAGGAGGGTCCACCTGGCCGGTCATCGAGGCAAGCCAGTGGTCCTCGTCTGGCGCGTTGCCGTCTGCGATCACGCCGCGCCATCTTGGCTCTGGCAGGGCGCCGCCGGGTTGGACAACACAGTGCTCGGTCGGAGGGAACCTCAACCGGGAATCAGATTCGTCAAATAACTCCTTGACAATGAACGGTAATTCGTTAAAGAATATGCCGGTATATTCGGTCGATCTCAGCTTTTTGACATCGTCAATTTTGTCAAGGGAGATGAAGTCGAACTCGGCATCGACATCATCGACCTTGATCTTATGACCCATTGATGCGCCGTAAGTGAATCTGCCCCAACGTTCTTCTGGAAAAGTTTCAAGCCATGTACGGATAGTAGATCGTTTAAGATCTGGCATTGTATTTCTGACAACCGCAAATCTGGTTCTACGTACACCGTCGATTGGAGATTTATCTTGTTCGAAAGCATGACGCATCAACCTCAGGCATGCTGATTTGGTCTTGCCGGAGCCGATCGGTCCCTGGATATAATCGACATGCCGGTTGGATGTGGTGAAGTCGGCATTCCTGGTGCCGGCGTCAATCTCGAAGGCCATTTATTTTCCACTGGGTTCCACAGACCCACTCAAGGCCATCCTGCCGTGGCAAGATATGCTTCGCAGCTTCCAGGCACGATGCTTGATCAGAAAAAGGCACGCTTTGGCTGGAAGGAATTATACAAGCTCCTGATGATGACATTTGAGCCGTCGTCATGGCGCAGGTAAGGAATAGCTCGCTCACTTTTTCTTGCCCTTCTGCTTCACCACCGTGGCGTAGCCGATTGATTTGGCCCGCTTTGCCGAGACGCCGCGGGCTCGTTCGGATGCAGCGACATGCTTGGCCTGACGATCCTGCCTGGCGGTAAAGCGGCTACCGGGTCCTGGCATCATTCCTCTCCATGCACAATCGCATTGCTGACGGTTGGCATGAACGGCATGCCGGGACGGGGCGGCTCGACCAGCTGGGCCTGGGGCTTTATCCCCACCTTCTGCATCTTCTCACAGTGCTTGCGGATAATCCGCTCGTCCTGCTCAGTCATGGGACTGATCACCAGTTGCAGCACATCGCCCCCGAGCCGCTCGATCCGGGCAGCCAGCTTCACCCCAAGCAGCACAGCGCCCTGCTCCGGCTCCGGGGAGATATCGCTAAGGTTTCCTTCCCGCAGCACGATGGTCTTGACCAGCCCGATCTTTTTGAGGTTCCGTCCCCACTCGCGTAGTTCGTAGCCGTAGCGCAGGACGAAATATTCCGGGATCCTGTCAAACACAGCCGCCACGGCGCCGCGGGGGGTATTCCGGTTGGCCGAGGCCCTTGCCCTATGGGCCGCCATGATTTTCGGCAGTTCCTCGCAGTGCTTCCTGATCTTGTCCTGCTCCCCCTCGGCCGGCTGAATGAGCATCAGCACATGCTTCTGGCTTACCGCGACATCGCAGCAGAGCGTGGTTTGGCCCTGCCATTCTGGGGACAATTGGGTTGCGCCGGGCGGGTTCCACAGGTTGATGGTCAGGAGCGGCCCAGCCTCGGCCAGCTTCGAAGCCCAGCCCAGGATTTCCTTGCCGTAGGTGTTCAGGAACAGCTCCGGCAGAAACAGAAACTCCGCCTCGATCTGCGGCCGGAAAGAAAGGGCGCCTCCAGCGGGGTTATCGTTCTGGGCAGCGAGTTCCAATTTCATTGACATCGGCTCCTGAGCATGACAACCATGAGCCTCTGGAGACATCATGTCAAGCCTCAGCCGAAACAAAGGGCAAACCGATGAAGCTATCGCCTTTGCGCTGGCAATGAAGCCGATCTTTGACCAGATGGGCCTCAGCCGCTATTCCGCCCATACCGCGGCGAAAAAACTCAACGAGGCAGGGATCATGAGCTATTCCGGCAGACCATGGTCATCCCAGACGGTGCTCCGGGTCCGCCGCCGGATTGATCCAGACTACCAGCCGGGGCCGCAGTCATACCGATACGATCCCAGCAACCCCCATCGCGAGGGGCCCGACAGCACCATCATGGACCCGGTCGAACCGCCTCATCGATACTCGCGATGACAGCAGGGTTCAAGCCATGACCGCCCCACTGGCCATCGACCTCTTCTGCGGCCTCGGCGGCTGGACGGAAGGATTGCTCGCCGAGGGCTACTATGTCGTGGGGTTCGACATCGAGCAGCATATCTACGGGGATCACAAATACCCAGCCAACCTCGTCCTGCAGGATGTCCAAACCCTCCACGGCTCGCAATTCAGGGACGCGGCGCTGATTGTCGCCTCACCACCCTGTCAAGCCTACAGCTACCGCGCAATGCCATGGAAACGGGCAAAGGCGCTGCCTCCTCCAGATAACACGCTCTTCAACGAATGCTTTCGCATCCAGCGTGAGGCTTGCGAGGAGGCTGGGCGCCACATCCCGCTCATCGTGGAGAACGTGCGTGGCGCCCAGCCTTGGGTCGGGCGGGCTCGCTGGGCTTGGGGAAGCTTTTTCCTCTGGGGGGATGTGCCGGCACTCATGCCAGCAGCACTGGATGGCACGAAACAGGGCGGGGATTGGTTCGCGGAAGCCCGCAGGGGCGGCAAAGGGGGAACATCTGCAAGCTACGGCTCCAAATCGCCTGCCCGTAAATTCGCGAGCGCCATGATTGCAAAGATTCCGCTGCCGCTAGCGCGCTACATCGCCGCGACGTTCAAGCCGCCTCCAGCGGGGTTCAAATAGAGCGCCTCCAGCGGGGTTCAAGCCCGGCAAGCCTTCAGGAACTTGGCCCGGTTGAAATGGGGAGCCCTGTCATTGAAAGCATCGGCAAGGAACTCAACACAACACGTCCATTGCTCCATCAAATCAGGATGAGCCCATTCTGTCAGATCAGCCGGGCCTTCCGGCCGGCACAGCACCATCGCCCGCGCAACATGCGAAACGCCCAAGCTCCTGACCTTCATCGCAGAAGGAAAAGCCGCCCGATCCAGAACCATATCCGCAGCCGTAATCACCGCCGCCCCGATGGCTTCCCAGCCCCACTCTTGCTCCCCGAACTCACCCGCTGCTGCTGAACCCCGGCATTCGGATGATTGCCCCTCACAGGGCTCTTCGGCTTCTCGTACGGCCGCGGCTTCTGCTTCAGTCGCTTGGGCATCAGTTCCCATCCTCCGTATTGATCTGATGGACCCGGTATGGCCACATCGTTATCCCCGCTTGCCTTCGGTCGTCACCTTCAGCCTCGTAACCGGAGACGCCACAGACTTCTTGTTTGCAGGTGCATCAGCCATCTTGTAGTTCGGCTGCCCACCCTGCAAAAACCTCCCCGGCCCGGTAAACCCCATCGGAGCATTCCCGCCCCCACTTGCCTCCCGAGAACCATAAGCCTTGCCCTTGGCAGTCGGCATATAACTCGACCCCTGGCTCGCCTTATACCCCCCATGAGCCCCAGCCCCATCCCGCCCAGGCCGCACATCTTTCGTCATTCCAGCCATCACAATCTCCCAGGTTCCGGCTCAAACGGCCGCGGCTCACTCGCCCGCCGCTCACACGTCATATCAGTCCCAGCCCCCAACATCAAATTGTACGTAACCTCCGCAGCCTCACACTTCTGCACAGTCGCATAAGGCCCGCCCCAAACCAGAACCGACCCAGCCGCATAAACCACAACCCAGAAACTCATCTCACCCAACCTCCATCCCGATCCCGCCAATACAACCAGTGGTACTGCCCGTAATGCCCCTTCTCAAACGCAGCCCGAACCCGCTCAACCTTCTCCTCCCCACTCAACTCAATCAATGCCTGCCTGCAAG